CCCATTTCTACAAAACCACCAGTTTCTCTGTAATCTTTTTCTTCGCCACCCATATCTAATAAAGGCATTACTTCTTCTGCTACTTCTGTTTCCATAATTCCACCTTCTTGAGCTTTAACTCTTTTACCACCACTTGGATAATCAAATTCATTATAACCTGCAGGAGTTGTGTAACCTGCTACTGATGAATCTGGCACTGAACCACCATCAGCTGCCATCATAGGTTGTTGTTCTTGTTGCATCACTGCTTGTACAAATTGTTCAAAGGTCATGTCGCCACCTTTGTTTTTGTATTTAACATATTCTGCCATAAGCATTTGTTCTGCTTGTTGTTCAGCTGCACCACCACCCATTTGTAAAAATGCTCTAGGTTGTCTTCTAGAGAGGCCTGCACCTGTTCTAATAAATTCTTCTTCATCGTCTTCTTCTACAATCATACCGTTAGCATAACCTGCACGACCACCATCGGCTGCATAAAAATTAGGTTGTACATATTTTTTTTGAGGCATAAATGCTAAAGGACTTCCTGTAGGGTTTCTATAATATTCCATTGCACTTTGTCTTATTCCAGCTGGATCAATAACATCTGTTATTTCTTCTTCTTCATCTTCGCCACCACCCATAAAAAATGGAGCTGCGATTGCTGTTGCACCTAAGCCAGTTAAAGCTGCTCTCCCTAAATTAAAAGTACCATCAGGGTTTCTAACTAACCCACTAAGAAATCCCGCTTTACTTGTAGGGGTTTTAGCTGCAAATAATCTACCAATACCTGTTCCTAAAGCTTTAAAATTACTTAAACCTCCTGTGCCTCCCATTAATCCACCAGCGAGATAAGCACCACCACCTAATAAAGCCATCTTACCTATAGGACTTTTGACTATTTTCTTAACGCCTCGTACCGCTTTCTTAACGATACTCCCTAATCCATATAACTGTCTGGGTTCTTGCATTCTAGATATAGCCATAATTTTACCTTAATTAATCGTTTTACTTTGTTTTCCCTAATAAAGCAAGATCTGGCATGATGACTTTGACATCTTGTGCCATATCTTCTTCCTTATAACCTTTGCTTTCCCAGCCTTTTCTGTCTTTAAAAACTTCTCCATTAGTTTTGTGTCTGTAAGTAGTGATCACTTCACTAGCTTCTAATACCGGTACTTCTTGACCGTTTATCATTGTTGTTTTCATTAGTCTGTTTTCTCCTTTTTAATGTTTAGATAACTAATGGCTACATCAAATGAGTCTGCAGTGCTTGCTTGGACTGTAAAAGATGTGCCACCTTCTACTATTAACGGTTGAGTTAAAAGTTCTGTAGTTTCATTAGCTGTCAAAGCTTTAGATTTAATTGCTGTAATACTATTGTTAGTAATTGTAACAACAGGTGTACCGGCAGATGTTACTAAAATAGATTTAATAATTATAGTTTCATTAACTCCAGGAATGCTGGCTCCTAAAGGAACTAACGCTCCTCCTGTTGTGCTATTATCTATACCTACAAATTTATATTCGTTTACTACTGCCATTATTCTAGAAAGAAACTTTTAGCTTCTATCTCCTGTTTAACCTCATCTTGAAATGAAGTATTTAATTTTGTAATAACATCGTCAAGATCTCTTACCAAAGATTGAAAAGTTCTTTGTTCGTATTCTTCGCTTGCTCTAGTTAATGATTGTACAATTCTTGCCATTATAATATACTTGCTAGTCCTCCATAAAAATAACCTACTCTACCACCTTTAGCAAAATCATATGCAGCAGTTTCTTGAGACTCTTGATTTTTTTCAGAACTTTTATCCGCTTTACTTGATCCACTCCAACCTGTGTCAGTATGTGGATTAGGATTTCCTCCTGTGTAACCTTCTTTTTTTCCTAGCTCAGAATTAGGGTTAACCGTAGATGATGTAATATTTCCTTTACCATCTTTTACATCCTTATCTTTAGCTCTTTGATTAATAACAGTTTCTTGTGTATTCACCCGATCTTGAATTTCTTTAGTTTCCGCTCTAGTTTTTTCTTTAGCTTGTTGAGTATAATTATTAACAGTGAAGGATTCTATAAATGCAGTTTTCTTATAACCGCTTACAATATTGCCATCTTTATCTAAAACATTTCCGTCGTCATCCATACTATAACCTTCTTCAACCATCTCATTGTACTTATCTATTTGATTTTCTTCATAATTATCAGCCAGTGAAACTAAGTTTTTACCTGTTGCAGTTTTTATACCACTAGGTCCATCATACAACATTCCTTGACTAGCTAGTGCATCATATAAACCCTTTTGTTGATTAGTTAATCCTGCAATACCGTAACTGGTTGTATTATTGTCGTCTGCTGTAAATGGTCCTGTTGGATTCATTTTATTTTCTAAATAATTTACTGTAGTCATTCCAAAAGGTACAAAAGGAGCAAACATTTTTATGGGACCGGGTATTTCTTTTCTAGGTGTTAATGTATAATCTTTATAAAATTCGTTTGTAGCTGGTTTTCCTGTTGCAGCATTAACAAGATCACCATCCTCATTCATTTCTGTAAATTCATATTGAAACGATCTGCCTGGTCCTTTTTGAGCATAATTTCCTGGAAGACCTCCTCGATAATTTGGAGAACCATAATAACCAGATTGTCCAGCATAGGGATCACCTGGTTTAAAAGAACCTACATAAGGATCTCCAGGTTTAATAGCTGTACCATATCCAAACGCATTTCCACTAGGAGAAAAACTACCACCACTATTATTAAAATTACTAGCGGCCGGTATTCCAAAACTTGTTTGAATTTTTTCTGCGTCTTGATTTACCACAGGAGTGTAAGGACCTATTCTGTATTTTTCTTGAGGTAAAAATTTTATACCTGATTTATAAATATCTTGATCAGCTTGGTTGTAGAATAAAGCCATTATCTTCTTCCCCCTGGATGTATGTCCAATCTAAATGTTCCTAGTTTCCAATCTTCAGCTATAGCTGTGTTTGATACTTTCATTGCAATAGATCTAGCTCTTAGTCGAGTATCTATCTTATCAGTAGCCGTTGTAGTTGTAAAGTTTGTAGTCGTTTGACTATTGTTAGGGTAGTCCCTTGTTACAAAACTAACTTGAGTATTTCCTGTTTGAGAAATAAAGTCTGGTATAATTCTACTAATTCTCATTATGTATTCACCATCGCCTCTAAGATCTGGTGTACCTACTGTTTGACCTGTATTACTTCTTCTCTGTGTAATATCAAAATCTCCCGATGTAATTGTTCCTGTTACTACGGTGGTAGCTCCTCCGGCATTAATTTGATCGGTCCCTGATTCCTGTTCATAGTATATTGAACTACCGTCTGTGTTACCTGTGCAATCAGTAGATGCATCATCAGAAATATCATAAGATGTAGCGTGAGGTTTTGCAAATACAGCTGAATCAGCCCACGTTGTTCTGGCTAAACTTCCTGTAGTCCATATCGGACGTTGTTTTGATGAGTCTAAATAATTGTAAGTAACACATCTATTAAGCACCTCTGAACCACCATTAGGGTAAAACCAAGTCACTTCTCCAAACAAGTTATTAACACCTGCAAAAATTAAATCTCTTGGTGTGCTGTTTAAACTATCATAAACAAAATCTTCAACTAAACATGGCATTGATTTTAATTGACCATCGTATGTAAAGAAACCATTTTCTGACATCCAATAAGCTGTGCCATCAACTTCAACACAAGCATTCTTACCAAGAAGTCCACAGTTAGTACCAACTTGTGAGAATGAAAATGTAAAGGGTTGGCCAACAAACTGCATTAAAAATAAAGAAGTATCGGTCCAAACATAAATTGCATCTCTACCTTTAATGGCTCCCATAATCTTTGAACCTGCTGCTAGTCTTTGTGTACCTGCAGTATTATTAGCCTTAACTGTATAAGAGTCTGTTTGATCTATACTTTCTTGAGAAGAAAATCTTATAAACATATCGTCTTGTGTTGAAGAAGTTCCAATAGTTGTTTCTGTACCAAAAAATACTAAGTGCCTATCTGGTGTAGATACCAACACGTGACGTGATGCTGTAGGTGCATTAGCAATTAGTGTTGCTCTAGTTGATGTTGCATTAGTTGCAGCTGCATCCCATTCAAAACATTGAGCGTTATAAATAAGTGCAATTAATTTTGTACCATAATTATCTAAAACCCATAGACCGGGATCAATAGTAAAGTCATCAGAAGAAGCTTCCCCCCATCCAACATAATCAGTTATATTAGTAACAGTATCTCCACTGTTGTGTGCAGCTTTAGTAGTTCCGTCTACTTCTCTTGTAGCTCCTTCTAGGTTATTTCCATTAATCGAAGTATAAGAAATGTCTTCCGTTCCTATTCTAATTGTTCCTGTTGAAGGAAAACCATTAGTTGAGGTTAAAGGTATTACTGTTACAGCGTCATTAATATTTGCACTTAAAGTATTGGTTACAGGTCCATTAACAGTTCCAGACCATAACCCTGTACCCCAACCAAAACCACCAGCTTGTTGAGCTGGTCCCACTGTATAATAACAAAGTACAGAAGCTGATCCCGATCCACTTAAAGGGGTTCCAGATTCTTGCACGGCCATTGTTAAAGTAAAAGTTGTATTGGTAGGGACCGTAGTAACCATAAATTTTTGATCTTCAAATGTAGCATCGGTATAAGTAGAAGATCCAGTAATTCCGCTTACTGAATCAAACAA